GCTGTTAATAAATCAAGCTTTACTACAGTATGTGTTCTTGATGAGCAATCCCAAGGTTGTGCTAAATGTGTATCCATTCTTTCTGGAGCTTCATCTAATATTTCATCTGCTACTAATGCTGTAATTGGCATCCTTGCCCACATTGCACCACCATGTATATTATCTTCTTCATCTATACCAGTAAACATAACTTGAAANGATAAACATCTATCTGGTATTGTATTAACTGCAAATGCTATTCCATGTAANAACTCACCATGATATTTTAAATGGTTATGTGTAAACTCTTTACGTACCCAACATTTAAAATGTGGTATGTTACTAATTAAATATGACAGTTAGCACCTCCATCTACGTCTTGCTTGTCTTAATCTTGAGTTAGGATTCTTAGCTGCTTTAGGAAACTTCTTCATTTGTCCTGCAGACCTAGCACAATAACTCTTTCTTCTTGAAGCTCTTTTACCTGTAGGTTTTTTTTCAGTTACTGCTGTCTTTAATTTACTACCAGGATTATTTCTTCTATACTTAGCTACACCTTTAGCAGTTAATCCTGCACCACTTTTAGTAGGACGTTTATCACCCTTACCAATAGTCATGCCTTTCATTCCTGTACCTGTTCTTTTTCTTTTCTTAGGCATTTACTGCTCCCCATCCTCTAAGTGATGCTCCAACACCTCTAGGTTTTTTATTTTGTCTTTTTTCTCTTAAACTTTTATTTTGAATAATCTTAGGAATAAAACTTTTCTTTTGTTTTAACCCTACTAATCCACCTGTATTTTTTTTTCGTATTATTGTTTCAGCTTCTACAGCTTTAGTATATAATTTTTTTTCTTCAGGTGTAAGAAGTTCTGCTTCATCTTCAAAACCTTCTTTAATTAATTTTTTATTTCGTTCTAGTTTTGCTATAACTTTAGCAGCAGCATTTTTATTTTCTGTAGCTTTTTTTAATTCTATATTATTTAAAATTTTATTAAGTTTTGCTGTAGATTTTTTTAATTCTTCTTGTTCTTTTTTAGTAGGATTACGTTTTTTAAGACCTAGTTTAGTACCCATTAAATCTTTAAGAACATCTAAATAATCTTGTTGTTTTATTTTATCCTTATAAAGTTCAGGACTTTCTAAAAACTCACTTAATGCACTTACTACAGTTGCTTTTATTTTTGGAGGACCTGTTAAAAGTTCTGTATATTCTTTTACATTTAAAGGTTTAAAAGTTGTAAAGGGTGCATTTATCTCATCTGCACCTATTCTTACATTAGGATTTTGTAAATCAAGTCCAGAAAAACTAGGTCCTGTTCCTACATCTGGAGATGTAAATGCTGCTTGTTCTGTATCAGATGCTGCTAACATTTTTTCTGGAGAATACATTTTAGATTTACTAGGGTCTCTTAAATCTTTTGTGATAGTAGCTAATGCTGTTTGTTCTGCATATTCTTCAGCTCTAAAATTATCATAGCCTGCTTCTTTAGCTCTTTTTTTAGCAGCTCTATATGCTCTAGTAGCTAATTGAATTATTGCTTTTTCTTCAGTAGGTAAACTTTTATAATCTTTAACATTTTTTCTTAAAAAGTTTTTTATATCTGGTCCACCTTTTGTTGGTGATAATGAAGTAATACCTGCTCCTGTTTCACTAAAACTACCTACCATGCCTGCTTCTGGTACAGCTGGATTAAATACATCTGCATCATAAACATCTTTAGGTGTATCTAAATCTTCAAGAATATCTTTATCAGTACCTGTTAATTCAGTAGTTCTATCTGTTTCTTTATCTAAATCTTTTCTTACACGTTGTATTTGTTTTTGTTTTGGATTATAAACTATTTCCATTGGAGATTTAAAAGTTTGTCCTACATTATCTCCATCTGTTGTTTGACTTAATAGTTTAATTAATTCTGTTGTTTGACTAGGAGTTCTTTTTTTACCTTCTGATTTTGCTATAGCATTAAGAACTAAATCTATATAATTATCTTTTGAATAAGGTATTAAATTACCTATAGCATCTTTACCTTTATATCTACTAATACCAATACCTTTAGCCACTTTTTCAGATACTTGATATTGAGGTTTATTTAATAAATCATTTAATGTTTTATATAAAGGAGCTATAACTGTTGATTTATCAGTTTGTACACGAGGTCTTTTTGCAAACTTTTCAGCATCTTCAATACTTCCAACTTTTTTCATAAGTTTATCAAATGCTGTTATAGTATTATCTCCTGGTTTTTTACCAGCAACAAGTGTTTTAAAATCAGCAGATTCTAAAAAATTAGCTAACTCATCTTTTAATGCTACACCACCTACAACTTGATTCCAATTTTTAGGATTATTTTGAGAGAAAGCTACATATTTTTTTTCATATTTTATTTTACCATCTTTACCACGTAAGACTTTACCATCTTTACCTTTCTTAGCAACTTTTTTAACTTCACCTTGTTTTCTATTTGCTAAATCAGCAAGTATATTACCAATCTCTAAATTTGCTTTTCTTTCTTGTTTAAATTCTTTTCCATCTGCAACTTTATTTATATCACGTATTTTTTTTAAAAGACCAGTTTGTTTATTAAAAATAAATTCTTTAAATTCTTTTTGATTAAACTCAGGTCCACCTATACTTCTTTGTTCACCTGTAACAGTTCTTGGTGTAGAACCTATAGATTCAAATATACCTTCTTCATTTGGTGTATCATATAAAGAAGACTCTTGTATTTGATTTTGTTTTTTAACAAATGGACCTCCTGTACCAAGAGGAGCACCTGGTAAATCTTTAGCTGGTACATATGTAGTACCTCCAATAGCACCTAAATCTTCTTGTAGATTTCCTAACTCATCTGATAATCTTACTCTTGTACTAATATCATCTGCACCACTAACTTTTGAAAAAGGACTCATAGCAGGACTAGGGTTTTTTAACTGAGCTACTCCAGGTCTAAAAACAGATTCTACTGTAGGAGCTCCTAATCCTTCTCTTGTTCTATCTGTTCCTAATGTTATTAATTCTTGTGTTTGAGGAACTCTATATGTATAACTTTCTTCTTCTACTAATGAACCTACTTTAGAAGGAGTAAGATTACCTTCTTCAGCTTGTTTTAAAACAGCACTCATAGCAGCACTTTTTATTTGTTTTGGTTTTGCTTCAGGATTCATACTTTCATATAGCTTAGCATATTCTTTATATACTTTATTCATATCTTTTCGAGTAGCACCAGATTTTTTTTGTGCTTTTCTAGAAATACTTTTTGCAGTATAAGACTCAGGTTTTTCTGCAAAGTCATCTATTTCTTTAACTATAGATTTACTTGCTTTACCTAGGTATCTTGTTAATGCTCTTGTATTAAATATACCTGCCATTATGTTTTCATTACCTTTTTCTTTTTAACTTTTTTCTTTTTCTTTTTTGTAACTTTATTTTTTAATCTATCAGTTAATTGCATTTTAATACTTGACCTACCTATTGTCATTAGTTACCTCCTTTAACTAAAACATTAGGACCACCACTAGGATTACCTGCAGTCTCCATATTATCTTGTCTTGACCTTCTTGCTTGATTACGTAAACCTTCTACTGCATTTACATAGTCACCTTGATATAGTTGTAAATCTTCTGAACTTTTATTAAACCTTGCTGCTTCCATCATGCATGCATAAAATAATGCATCATAACAAAACTCACTAAAGTAATTAGATGTAGTTACACTTGTACCTGTTGCACTAGCTAAACCTATTGGTCTACGCACATACGATATTTCTCCTGTTAAAGTAGAAGCAGGAGTTGGTACTACATAAATAGCTGTTTGTGTTTTTCTGGAATAATACCTAGGAGTACCTGTAGATGCACTTGCATGAGGAAAGTAATCTATAGCATACTCATAAGGTCGTTGTAGAAGAGTTGTTATATTAGAAGATACACTTGTCTTATAATTTACACTTCTTATAATTCTTGTGTCAGTTGGTAAACTAACTACAGGATTAGAAGCTGTAAAAGAAAAAGAACTAAACTCAGTTAGTCCTACATCATCTAAATCTTTTGTTAAACGTATTTCAGCTTTCTCAATTAAAAAAGGAATTTGATTCTCAAACTCAGCTGAATCGTTCTCTGTTGTGTTTATTATATCTGTTTTAAGATATGCATAGTTAGGCATACTCTTATCCTACAAATAATGTTACGCCACCACCATTAGGTGTAGATACACTAACTGTAGCACTAAAGCTTACGCCTTGGTCACCTATATAAATATCTGCTGTTCCACTTGCAGGAACTTGAAATTTTATCTTATCTCCAGTACTATCTGATAATGCAAATGTACCTGCTATAGTAGAATATGCATGGATAGCTACTACTCTTGTAATATTAGTTGTTGTTACAATAACACCAGTGCCAGATAAAAATTTACTTGTAATATTATTAGCCATATTAAATCCTTAAAGTTAGGGAGGATATGTGGATACTACCCTCCCTAAGTTATTAATGCTTACGCACCTGCGTTACCAAACCAACCTCTCCAGTCAGATACTCCAAAAGAATATCTTTCTCTGGCTTTAAATCTAAGGTTACCTGTATCGAAATCAGGTTCCATCTTAGTTTGTAGAGGAGTTCTATTAAACATCTTAGTACCATTAGGTATGTCAGTTTTAATGAACCATGCGTTAGTATCTGAAAACCTTCTGTTTACAAATATACCACCTGGCATCATTCCCATACTCTTAATAGCATTGATGTCATTAACATTAGTAGCACCATTTGCTGCTGTTGTTGGATTAACTCCAATAGCAGTTGAATAGTCACTTCCTAATATTTGATTAGCAGTAAATATCAAATCTGTAGGAACATGAAGTGATACTGATTGAGCACCAATTAAGATACCTCTATCATCTTCTTGTTTCTGAATTTGTATTACTGCAGTCTCAATAGCTGCTTCTGATAAAGCTGCTGCAGTTGCAGTGTTAGTTTGAACACCTGCAGATATTGTTGGGTGAGCTGCACTAAAGAATGGTTGACCATCTCCTATTGCATCAGCACCTGCTGTACTAAAACCATTGTTGTAGATTTTAGCAGCTTTAACCTGCTTAGTGTTTGCCATTGCTCTAGCTAAACCTTTTGCTCTTAACTTTGCAAAAGTATCGTAAAGGTTATCTTCCATTGCTTCTTCAGTAACTGCAAAAGCTAAAGCAATAGTCTCGTTGTCGTAACGAGCTGTATAACTTTCTTGTGCGTTATCGTAAGAAATGGATTCACCTTCACCTTTAGTAGGTGCAGTGCCAAACCCTGTAAATAAAACTTCTTCTTCAAAAGCTCTATCTGAGTTTTCTACTTCAAAAAGTGGTGCATGTTCGTCAGCCACTTGTCCATACTCCGTCCCAAAAACTGCATTCAGTCCAGGAAGGAGTTCTTTGCTAATACTAGCTCTATTTATAGCCATATCTTATTCTCCTTATGCTGTTGACGCAGTTGCAGTGACGTATCTGTCTCTGTGCGTGTTTAAAAATACTTCAACGATTGGAAAAGCATCTGTATCGTCAGTCTCTTCTCCGTCTCGTTTCTTACCTATTACTCTTGCAGCAAGTTCTGTTTCAGCTCCTGAGGAAGACATTAAGTAGTAACTTGATTGTCCAGTTATTGTACTACCAGAACTAGCAGTTGAACTAACTGTAACATTATAGTTTTTAGTTACCATTAATTCATTTGCTGAAAGTGATAATGAACATTGAATGTAATAAGTTTGGTCAGGGTCATTGATTATAAAAAATTTAACATCTGAATAACCAGCTGCTGAAGTTCCTGTTCCCCAATAACGACTAAACTTTTGTTCGCCATTTAGGACATAAGAACACCCAGCAAATACTCCTGAAGGTTTTAATGTCGCTGCGATAAAAGGTGAAATGGTTGCAAAGTTTGCACCAGGAAGTACAACAGGGTCTCCAGAAAATATGTTGTTATTACATGCTCCACCTGACGTAGGTGAAAAAATTTCTGTGAAAGAACCAGTGTTGTAAGCTCCACCCTTTTTTCTCGCAGGAACAAAACCTTGAAATGCTTTAGCATGTGCCATGATTTTCTCCTATGAAAATATAGAGAACTTACTCTTGAAATTTAGGAGTTCGTCCTCTGATTGTTTGAGTTTTACTTGAGTTACTGATTGGCATCCTAGAATTATTACCTCTCATAAGTTGAGAGTTAACAGCTTCCATTAATTTGTCAGCCTTATTCTTATAGTGTGCCTTTCTTGCTTCGATACGTCCAGTAGGTATTTTACCTAACGCTAAGTCTCCACGACAGACAGCTCCTTTATATCGACCTTCATCTCTCACGATAGATGTTGCTCCCATCTCAGGTACTTCATCACTATCAACAAACTGCCATCCCTCTTGCATTTTTCTACCTATATGTGCATAATCTTCTTGACCTTTAAGAGTTATTCTTAACCATCCTAAAGATATGCCTTCGCTGGCGTAGCGTTCTTCAACTGCTTCTGGTATTTGAAGTGCATTAGGCTCTTCAAATGTATATTCAGTTTCTTGTTTAATGTTGTTTTCTCTAAGTTGTGAACTACGTGTATTTGCTCGTGTTATCATTATTTACCTCCACGTTGCATATTAATTGTTGTATACTCACCATCAGCCTGTGTGGCTTTCATTTTCTCTTGAGCATACTGTTCAAGTGGTATATTCCATTTAGTAGCTATATTAACTTCATCTTTAGATAATCTAACTTTCTTGGAATTAGGAGTAGAACGTGATGCTCCTGCTACTACTTGAGCAGGTCTTGACGTACCCTGCTGCCGATTATTCTCTTGCACTTCTTGAAACTTTGTAGGAAATGCTTCTCGAATTCTTTTGTCAACTTCCTGATAAAATTCATCATCACCAGTTTCATAACCTTCTGCTTTTAATTCAGCATCTATTGCTAGAGCTGATGCAGTCATTACATTATCTTTACCAAACCATTCGTTATTTTTTGCCCAGTCTTGTGCTTTAGGGTCTCCTGCTGGTACTGGTTGTTGATATTGTTGTGGTGATGCGACAGGCTGTCTTGGTGCTTGTTGCACATTTTTAAATCTTTCTTTTGTAACATTAACATTCTTTAAATCAACTTGAGCTTCATTAAGCATCTCTTGAGCTGATAAAAGTTTGTCTTGGTCACCTGCTTCATAAGCATTCTTATATGCTGTACGAGCCATTTGTAATTTATCAGTTAATTGTTTTTCTGTTACTTCTAAATTTTTTTGATTAACAGAAGTAAATTCTGTTTCTCTTTGTTTAACTAAGTTTTGTAGTTGTTCGTTTTGTTGTACTAATTGAGCAACTTGGTCTTCTTTATCTTTTCTTTGTTTAATTAATTGTCTTATTCTTTTTTGAGCACCTTTAGTTTCAATACCTTCTAATTCTTTTTCTGCTGGTGCTTCTGCTTTTGATTCTACTGAAGAAGGAGTAGCATCATCTTTTTCTACTTCTACTTCTATTTTTTCTTCTTCTTCTTTTACAGGAGTTTCTATTTTCTCCCAGTTTTCTTCTTTTGTCATGTTACCTCCGTTGTTTACGAGACAAACGTATTTACGTTTAAATTTATTATATCATATAATTTTTAGTTAAAGAAATTTAATTTGAACTAGATGTTAAATTAAATGTTGGGTCTAAATTTTTAGGACTTTCAACTCTCATAATTATTTGGTCATCATATAATAAAATATATTTAATACCTTTATATTTTATTTTTTGACCTGTATGTTTACCATAACATACATAATCATTTATCTTACACCAAGGTCCTTTAGTAAATTTTTCTTTATCTNCATAAGCTAAGTCACCTATAGCTACTACTTTACCTACTGTTGTTAAGTATGCCATGTCTTCTCTAGTAGAATCTGGCAATAGAATTCCACCTTTAGTTTCTTGTTTTATACTTACAGGTCTAACTAAAACATGATAACCTGGTAATTCAGGTAAAATATCTGGGTCTTCCTGTTTGTTCTTTGTTATCCACACATCATTTTTTATTGCTTTACCTACATGTACTTGTTGCATATTAATCCTCTTCTGTATAATTACGTTGTTTTAAAGTTTCAATAAACTGGGTTCGTGCCCATTCTATACCAGTGATAGTTCCTACTAATTGTTTATAACTTTCATAGGAGTCTGCATTACCATCTGCCAATGTATTCTTTAAGTTTTGAATCTCATCAGCATATCGTTTGATAATTTCGTCAAAAATGTCCATTAAGAAGTGCTAGACATTTTTTGTAAAAGTTCAGCTGCTTTTATTTTTTCTGTACTTGTTATCTTATCTTGTTCTGTTTCTTGTTTCTTTTCTTCAATAGACATATTCATTAAACTATCTAATGCTTTTATTTGTTGTTTAGATAATCTATCAGCTTGAGCTTTTTGTGCTTTAAATTGTTTTGTTTGTGCTTGGTCAGCAACTTTTAACATTAGTTCACTTTGCTCCATTTCTAACTTTTGAGCTTCTAGTACTGCTTTAGCATTATCTTGCATAGCTTTTAATTCTAATTTTTTTTGTTCTAATAATACTTTTTGTTTTTCTAAATCTACCATTTGTTGTTCAGGAGATTCTACTTTACCCATTGCCATATTTGCATTTAATACTTCTTGAGCAGCTTCTGCCATTGCTCCTTGTACTACTGCAGGATTTTGTGCTTGCTCTGGAGATACTTTAGTTTGTAACTTCTGTTGTGTCATACCATTAATTTGTTCTTGATATTTCATTACAGAATGTTCTTGTATATTAGATGCTAAGATAGGTTGTAACTTTGCCATAACAGGATTAGCACCATTCTGAGGGTCATTTAAATAAGACATCTTTATTGTAATATGTGACTCATGGTCTTGTCCTGGAAATGCTGCAATAGGCATTCCTTTTGAAGCTGCAAGAATATCTGATACTGGGTCCATTTCTTGTGGTTCTACTTTAGGTGGTAGTATTTCATCTACATTAGGAATATTAGATGCATTTAATATTGTTCTATTTAATGCTTCTAAGTTAAACATTCCTGGTGGAGACTGTTGTGCCATTTGTAATGCCATCTGAGCTAACATAAGTCTGTGAGCATTAGAAGGAATATTAGGGTCACTAACAGGTATAATATCAACTTTACCATTAAAGTCCTCTTTAAAAATATTTCTTTCTGCCATAGGAACATCATAAGGATATTCTTCTGGTAAGTAGTCGTGGTCTATTTGAGCTAAGATTCTAAACTCATCTTTCTGTGATTTATGTAATCGTTTATGTATTGCAGTAAAAAACTTACTTGAAGCTTCTAACAATGCCATTGTTGTTCCTACTGGTCCATAGTTAGAACCATCTGCAATTACTTGTTCTGTACTATCTGCAAACTTTTGTCCTGCTGCAGTCATAAACCCTAGCATTTGAAATAAAGTTCCTGAAGGTTCTTTGTAAGGTAAAGGTACAATAGCTTTAGATAAATCTGTACCTAGTGCTTCTACTTCTTTAAACTCTCCTGGAGCTATAGGTTCATTGTCACCAACCATTCTTACACCCTTAGCTTTAAAACCACCTGGAAGGTTAGCGAATTGTCCTGCATCAACTAAACTTCTCATAGCTGCAGTTGCAGTCATTGTTATATTACCTAAGAAATGCATTAGTCCTAAACCATAGAAACTAAATCCTGGAACAAAACGATAATGTACAAAATGTAAATTCTTAGTTTTAGTTTTATCAGTAGGTTTCCAGTTTCTTCTAATACCTAAAACATTTTTAGATTGTTCTTCTATTGTTACAATGTAAGGACAAGACTCTCCTTCTTCACTTTCTGAATCTTTAATATCTAAATAGCAGTGCTGCTCTAATAATACATATTGTGGGTCAATGTCTGAGCTAGGAGATAAACCAATTATTGTGTTCATCTTTTCTGCTAATGTAGTTTGTGTTGGATTTTGTGGGTCAGGTAAATCTAAATCTAAGTATACTTCATTACGTATTTCTTTTGCTAAATCTACTGGGTTACGATAAATTAAATGTGTGTATCTTTCTGCTTTACTTAAATTACTTGCATAGTAAGAAACATAGAACTGGTCTATAGGAACAAACTCAGATACAGGTCTCTTTAATGTTTCATCATAATATATTTTTTTAAATGCTGAACCTAATAAAGGTAAATGAAAAAGCATTCTTTCAAATTCATCAAAGTATTCAGGCATTTGTTCTGTTACCTGATAGTTCATAAAGTCTTGAACTCTATTTGCTTGTATTTCTTTTTCAGGAGTTACCTTACCAAGTATCTGTGCCTTGACTGGTCCTTTAGATGGAAATAATTCTTGTGATGCTTTTGATTGAAACTTAACTGCAGATTCAATTAATAGAGGATGAACTGCTGTACATGCTCCTTCAAAAGGTTCTGTTGTTTCTTGTATCTTTAAACCTAATAAATCAAAACCTCTTTCAAACATAGACTCCCATTCAGACCTAGAATCTTTATCTGCAATAAAATTCTCATAAACATTATTACCTATATCTTCTAAAAGGTCTTCATCTATAGTACTTGCTAAGTTACCATACCATTCTCCTATTTCAGTTGATGCTCCCATCTCTGTATTCTCTTCTGTGGAAGAAAAGTCAACTGTTAAACCACCATCATCTTCCAACTCAAAGGTTGGGTCTCCTGTCTGTGGTTGTTCTGTTTGAGAAGGTAACTGAATAATATTTTCAGCTGCTGGTCTCATTTGTTCAAAAGGATTTTTTTCAGTTGCCATTAAATCTCAGCACACGCATAACAATTAATTTCTAAACCTACTCTGATTTCTTTTATTTTTGGCTTTATCCATAACTTATTCATAGTATACTCCTTGGTTTAAATTCCAGTATAGCATCATATTCTCCAGTACGCAACTCTTTTTTTTCTTGGCTCATCTTCATAGTATGGGTCTTCAGGATGTTCTAAATGCCACGACTCTTTCATGTAGTGAATAGCCATAGTTAAAGCATCTACTTGGTCATCATGAGCAGCATTAGGAAACTGTAATAATTCTGTTACTAAATCATCTGCCCACCTTTTATTCTTAGGTAACCATACTCTACCTGCTTCAATCATAGGTGAAGCTGCATACACCCTAGATACTTTATCTCTATCTGGTAGATATTCTTTAACTGGTAGTCCTGCTCTTCTCATATCTTGGATAAGAGACTGACCTGATGCTTTTTTTTCTACAATACAAATATCTGGCATGTGTTTACTGTACAAATCTTGAGCCATGCGTCTTAGCACAGGATACTCAAACCTACCTCGTATGTTTCCTAGTAAGATTAAGTTAGCAGGATAACCTTCATCTCCAAATTCATCTTGGTCATACATAGAAAAGATACCCCAAGTTTGTATTACACTGTAATCAGCTGTAGTACTAGTAGAGAATGCAGTATCATATGTTTGAATCATAAAATCACAGGTAGGAGGGTCATCATGTTCCCAATATTGTAACCAATTCTTTTTAATTAGACCACCTTCTTCTGGTGTTGGGTTCTGCATGTAGAGAGCTTCCCAATATCTGCTACCATTAGAGGCTCTTATCTCTTCTTCATCTATTTTTAGCACCTCATCTGGTTTCCATTCAGGAAAATAAGAAGAACCTACAGGTAAATCTAGTAGTTTTGCTGCTTCATCATCTACCCAAGCAGGAATACGTACTACATCCCAAGGAATAACTGCATATTCAGACATATCTTCCTGTTGTTTAAGCAACCACCCACATAAATCATCATAATGATACCTTGTATTAATAATAAGAATACTTCCGTTAGGCATAATACGTGTTCTTAGTCCTGCAGGATACCATTCTTTAATATATCTACGTCCTGCTTCTGAATAAGAGTCTTCTTCAGACATAACATCATCTAATATTGCAATATGTGCACCACGACCTGCTATCTGAGACCTCACACCTGCAGCATAATACGTTCCACCTTGTGTTGTTTTCCATTTTCCTGCAGCTCTAACGTCACTTCTTAAAGCAACTCCTGCAAAAATGTTAGAAAAGTCCTCTTCATTCACTAAATCTCTTACACTTCTACCAAAATCACTAGACAACTGGTCACTATGAGACACAGTTAGTATCTCGTGTGCTGGATTTCTACCAATATACCAAGCAGGAAAGAGTTTAGAACAGATTACAGACTTCGAGGAACGTGGAGGAAGAAAAACCATGAGACGTTTTATCTCTCCACTTTCTAATTGTCTTAGTTTTTCTGAGATAACCTCAATGTGCTTCCCCATCTTCCAGTCTGAGATGAGTTTGGGAGCCATTAATCGTACAAATGTAATAAAATCTATCTTTGCTTCTGCTTCTACTTTCTCGCTTAAATGCTGGTGTAGCTCCATATAGTCTAAAACTGCATTGTTAGTTACTTCATCATGGATATTTGGTTGCATAGAGGACTCCTAAGATTTCAGTATAACGTAGTTTCTATTTTATTGCAAGAATTTTCTTTCAGAAAGATTCTTCTTCTTATTATATATATATATATATATATTATATATAAGAATATGGTAGTAGTAGTATAAGAAATATAGTACTTATTAGTCTAAGATATCTAAGATGTCTAAGAGTAACTTATATATATTATATATACTATATGTAACTCCCCACTAAAAAGATACCTTAGTTTTTTTGGTAATTATGTCACAGTGGTATATATATATATACTAGCACAGCTATGTTTTTGTGGGTACACCATGATGACATAGGCATCTGCACTCATCTTCCGTGTCTAAGAGATACCTTAAAAAGCATTGTAATTTAGTTTAGCTATTGCCATAATCTCTGTATGTATTCTTCCTGTTATCTTATCTTAATTTTTTATTCTATGTAATTATTATGTTGATAGTTACATAACTTAACTTAATAGGAGTCCATCATGGATTATAATAAATTAAAAGCCGACCTTGCAGCAGCTCAAGCTAAAATCGAAGAACTAACTGCAGTAGCTAAGTATGAATGCAGTACTTGGATTAGTTCTGTACCTAATAATAATGGTAACTTAGCATCTCCCATTAACTTACCTATGATTGGTAATGATGGTAATGTAATTAAGCAAAAGAATGCTGATGGTTATGATGTAGTTGCAGGTACTGAATATAAAGCTTGGGTTCAGCTTATCCTAAGTAAAGATAAGAATGGTAATGATGGTTTTATTATTAAGCTTACTGGAAAAGCTAAGAGTGATGTTGAGTATGAAGCTGAACAAAAAGCTACGATAAAAACTGCTAATGTAGTTGAAGCTCCAGCTAAGAAAGAAGCATCTACCGAAGTTCCGTTCTAACAGAATGGATACAGAGTCTCAGGTATCTCCCTGCTTGAGACTCTGCTTTTTTTTAAAATGATGGGGTCACATACAATTACTAATACGTTTGGTTTTCTTATCTTTACTTATTATTTATTGTATTTTTTATTGATTATAACCAAGGAGTTTAAGATGAATCAAGCATTGAAAGACTTAGAATTAGTTAGAAGACAAGAAAGAAAAAGAGCAAGAATATTATTCAAAGCAGAAAAGGACCTGCAAGATATAGCGTCAAGAAAGTTTTGGGAAGACCAGTTGTTTGGTGCATTACTTGGTGCAGGTTTATTTGTATTGTTCTTTGGAATATGCTTTCTTTTAGGATTGCTCTATGCTAATATAACTTTATAACAGGAGATTAAAATGAATAAAAAAGAAATGTTGTTTAAATTAATATACAAAGATGTGCATCCTGATGTAGGACAGACAGTAGAACTAGATGGTACATACACACTGGACCAAGCATTAAAGAAACGCACTTGGTTAAAAGAAACATACAACTGGTATGGACCAGGAGTAAGAGTATTAATAGAAAGGATAAGCTAATGGGTAGACCGACATTAACAATACAAGACTTCGATAAAGCTGTTGGACCACATGGTAAATTACTGTACAAAATAGCTATTGATAATAACTTAACTATACAGCAGCTGGCAGATGCACTTACATGTAGTCCTTCAAACATTATTAGTATCATGAAAGGTATACATAACTTAGGTGCACCAAGACTAAAAGAGTTAAAGAACTTATATAAAATTAATACATTAGGGAGTTACTAACATGGGTAGATTCAAACAACAATGCATACAAGAACAATACGATTTCTTTGATNATTGTNTAGACTTAATGNAAGAAAGCGAAACAATTCATGAATTCTATGCTAAGTTTGCAGCAGCAGAAAAAGATGGAGACCTAGTAAGACCTGAACATATGTCAATGACTGAGTTTGAAGAGATGGCAGCTGAAGCTTGGGAAGATGTATGGTCAGATTATAATGAAGCTTTAAAACCACTAGCATAAAATGAAAGGAAATAATATGTGTAGTTTAATGGACGTAACAGAAAAAGATATTAATACATTTAAATCTTCTATTGAAGTGACAAATGAAACACCAGTACCAAGTATTATGAAAGACGTTAAGTGGTCTTGGGCTGTTGATATATTAGAAAGACATATCGTGCATAAAGAATATATTAGCTCACGAAGTTTACTTACTGCATTAGAAAGAATTAAATGTGGTTAGAGACTTCCAACGAAAGTGTGTGAAGTGTGGTGCAACATCAGTCTTTATCGAATTAGATNANGGCTGGTGNCCACCATGTTACAAACGTAAATTTATAACGGAGAAAACAAATGAACAACTTAGATACAAACCTAAAGAAACTACAAGAGCTAGCAGTTGAAGTACACTACACTAAAAACTTTACTGCAGTTTTAGATTTACTACAAAAAGTACTAGACAATCAAGATACTATCGTCTGTAAAATCAATGACTTACAAACAAATGTTGAGGACATTAGAGAGAGGATGATAACAAAATGATACTAGATAAAAAACTGTATGGTAGTTGGGAAAACAAACATACATGGAAAGACCATAAAGAATTACGAGATAAGTGTAGTGAAGATAATCTAAATGATTTGACACATATGCTCGGAGAGAATTGGACTATCGTACCGATTGATACTATTAATGGATTGATACGACAGTTTAATAAAGAGGTGTTGCAGCATGAAGTAGAAACTTCTGTTGCAGCTTTTAATAAACTAAAATGAAGGAGACAATATGTCACATAACGTAGAAACTATGGCTTATGCTGGGGAGTTACCTTGGCATGGGTTAGGTGTACCTGTATCAAATGATATGAGTGCATACGAAATGATGGAAGCAGCACAGTTAAACTGGACTGTTAAGAAAGTACCATTGTATAGAGAATTTAAAGGTAACTTAGCAGGTGCTTGGAAAGACTATACTAAAGAGTATCGACCAATAGATAATAAGATGGCACTGATAAGAGAAGAAGATAACACTGAACTAGATGTTGTAGGTAAGAACTGGCATCCTGTTCAGAATCAAGAAGCCTTTGATTTCTTTTATGACTGGGTCGAAGAAGGGAAGATGGAAATGCATACAGCTGGTTCATTAAGTAATGGCAAGATAGTATGGATACTTGCTAAAGTTAATGAAACATTTGAGGTAGTTAAAGATGATGTTGTTGAAAGTTATATGTTGTTTACTAATCCTCATTCATTTGGGACTTCTCTTAATGTTAGGTTCACGCCAATTAGGGTTGTCTGTAATAATACTTTACAGCTTGCTCTTGGTCAGCATAGTAATGGTATACGCTTAGACCATACTAAGAAGTTTGACCCACACATGGTTAAAGATGCACTTGGATTAGCTACTAATAGTATGATACAGTATAGTGACCAAGCTAAACATCTTGTTAATAAGATGAGTACTAAAGAAAGCAGAGATGAATACTTTAGTAAGTTATTTCCTATGACACATCACGAACAAGAAGTTAAAGGTTATGTGCGTAGTAAGAAAGCAGCTTATGCTAATAGGTTACATAACAATGGTACACCTGGTGCAGGACTAGTTAAAGATTCTTGGTGGGATACATTTAATACAGTTACATATATGTATGACCATAAGCTAGGTAAAAGTAATGCATCTAGAGTAAGAAGTTCTTGGTATGGTGATGCAAGTAAGTCTAAACAAGAAGCATTAACTAAAGCATTACAGTATGCTGATGTAGCTTAATAATAAAATATGGTGCAGATATGAAACACGTACAGGAAACTGCTTAATTCGATTCCTGTCCCTTCTAACTGGGTATAAACAAAGCCATTAACTTAAAAGGAGATTGACATGGGAACATGGCACATAGATAAAGACAGACTAAAGCAGATACTTACTAAGCCTATTAAGAATAAAGATGGTACTGATAAGCTAGGTGATGGACTAGGTGATGATAGCTTTTATGATTTCTTATATTACTTAAATCAAAACCATGGAGAAAATTATATAATTAATACAGAAGTTATAGACTGGTTAGCTACACCTGATAGAGAAAAACTAGTATGGTTACAGCCATCAGATGTTGATGACATAAAAAATAATACTGTTACATATAAATATGGTAAACCTACTACATCACCTAGCTTATTAGAGAATATAGAAAATGCAATAGAAAATAAAATCTTACCACAAATAGGTGCAGTATCAGGAGATAAAAAATGAGTAAAAGATTTAATCAAATAGAAGCACAACACTTTGCATCTTTAGTGCAAGAAATAAATATATCTAAATATTCTCAGAAAGAATTTAGAGATACAGTAGAAGAAATATATATGTGTATCTTTAGACATAATACTAAAGGAGAATATGTAGTAGAAACTATGCCTTATGATAAAACTATTTGGAAAGTTTCTAAACATAATCAAACTGCTGAAGAAGCATTAAACATAATAAAGGAAAGTTAAATGAAATGGACAGTTACTATTACATTAGCTTTTAAAAGAAAACCTACTACTAAAGATGTACATTTTAAGTTGTTTGATTTCTTAATGCATAATAAAAAAGATTATGTACTAATACGTAACAATAATAAGGAGAATGAAGATGAAGGTTAAAGAGTTTATAAAACAATTAGAACTTTGTGACCCAGACAGTCCTATACAGTTTTATTTTTTAGACAATTATAATTTAAATAATTGTAAACTAGAAACTGTTATAGAGGCTGATGGACAAACTGAAATAACGATAGAGGAGAATAAAGATGAAAGATAATTTAAAGAATGTATTACAAGAAGCAAGTATATCTATTGCTGCTTGTTTAGATGAACCTACTTCAGTTAAATCAAAAGATTTAGAACATATACAAAATCTAATATCTAAGATAGAAAGTTTTATTAGTTTAACAGAATCTATATTAACAGGAGATATTGTAAAAAGAAATGATACAGAACCTAAGTATACATACATATATGGAGATGAATGTTCTGATGTATGGAGTAGTTTAGGTTTTACTATACATGATGATGACGATAGAATTAAATTACAGTTTGTTAAATATGAAGAGAGAGGTAGCTATGATTAAATATGAATATGAAATAATAAAAACAAAAAAGATTGTTGATAGATATACTATGACTTCTACTGATAAATTATCTATTGATGAAATAGAAGAACTAGTACGTGAAGAATTTGTATTTGTAGGACAGTCTAATAAGTATGACTTAGAACATATGACTACAGAAACTAAATACATAGGTAGAGATGATACACCAAGTAATATTAATGTAGTTAAAGGATATGGAGATGTAAATCATGAAGACTAGAATACATATTAACCAACACGTTATTAAATCTAATCATAAAAATGATAGAAGAGAACCTGTTATTACTGTTAAGAATTATAAGAGTAATACATATGCTCACGAAGTAAAGATACTTGGTGAGAGTAAAGTTATATACAGTCCTGATAAGCCTTTGTCTTGTGGTGCGAAGGTCTGGATAGAAACAGATGCAGAAGTAGTTGTACTCCCTATGTCAGGAGTAGGTAAAAATGATAATATAAAAAGGTAGGTAGTTATGAGTAAAAAATATAAATATACATATAGATTTAGTGAGCAGACAGTAGACACTAGATATTACAAGGTAGAATCTAATACTAAACTTACTCAATCTGAGATGCAAGATTTAGCTTGGTCAGTAGAACAAATAGACGGTGAAAGCTTTAGATGTAATGAAGGTACAGCTACCTTTGAAGGTACTGAAATTGGA